TTTTCTTTATATTCAGGTTTGCCTGTGCCTTCTACGAATGGCGTAGGGTTGCTATCTATTGAAGGGGTAGCGATTTGTAGGAATTTTTCTTCTGTCAAAACTTCGCTTCTAAAGCCATGTTTGGGCGAATAATAAAATCTAGTACCTGTACTAATTAAACAAGATACGCCAGGATTCATAAAATCACAGGTTTGGAAAAAAGCTCCTTTATATACAGGTGTCTTTTCGATTATTTCGGGGAGGATTTTTTGAAATTCTGTAGATACTTGCATTTCTAAAAGAGTTTCAGCAGATTTTCGAGATTCTCCATTTGAATGCAAAGCTTTAATAACAGATGAATCAACCCCTATGCAAGATTCAATATGTGTTCTTGAGTTCGAGTAACATAATGAATCATTAAAATTTTTATAAAATTCATTACTTTCTTTTTTATATTCATATCCTTCAGAATCTAGTGGTGATTTAACAGCTTGATATGCTTCGTAGGCAAAATATGCAGCAGTACCCCAACCGCTTAAACGTGTTCCTAATGCTGCGCCTCTTTTTACCAGATTAAATGCGCCTGAAAGTACGGCTTTGCGGGATACTTGAGCTTCTAACGTTACGGGGACAGTTGAGGCAGATCTAAAACCTGTTGATACGTCACGGACAGCTAAGGATTTACTGGAATTTTCATGATAAAACATATTCCCACCCATGCCACCACGACCATTATCTAAATACCGCCAAGTTCTAACGCCATTTTGATTAAATCCTCCAGTCGAAACACGTACTCTACCATTTGATTCAACAACTAATTCAGCATGAACTTTAAAATTAAATCCTAATAGAATAACGGCCATAATAATAAGCCGTAGAAATTTGACCATCATAGAACTCTTTGCATTCAAAGCCATGTTCTAAAAACTGAAATTTTAAAAACGAGCCATCTTCAAAAAAAACTAACATATCATCAAGATATGTTCGATTTAAGAAATATTGAGCTGCACTTTTTACCATGTTCTTAAAATCATAAATTGGATATATTTCTTTAAGTTTGAACATTTCAGCTATAAAAACATGACACAATTTTTCATTTAAATAATCTGGATTCGTGTCTTTTTTGAATCTCAATTCTTCTTCTGAAATATAAAACATAATACTAACTTTCGTAATGATTGCTGAAAGTTAGATTATATAGCCACGTCATTTAAAAATCATCCAGCCCACCACGACCGGAACAAACACACCAAGATAAAAATAAAAATCCATCATGGTTCTATCTCAATTTCTGCCATATCAACCTAATACCCCAAACCGCTGCCATGATGGCAACAACTGACCAGCCTATATAGGATCCGTCCTTCATGCTGTCTATCGGGTTACATTCTGGCAATTCAGCTTTTAAAATCTGCTCCCCATATTTCCAGCCAAACTTAGTAAAATTAAGCTGATATAGCTTTCCGTCATCACCAATTTTGGGAGGCACTAAACTGAAATAGACGTTTTCGGCATCCTGACGGGTTGCGTAACAATTATTTCCGACTTGGTAGCCCATTATTAAATACTCATGTCAATTAGTATTCAGACGACCTTTAAGGGGTCGTCTGAAACATGCTACAAATTAGCGCAATACGCGGCGGATCAGCTGGATAGCGAAGATTGAAGCGATAATACCCAGTACGATAGCCGCAACGGATAATGCGTCAGTCTTTGCAGTAGCCAAGTCGGTTTTAACGCTTTCAGGTACTTCGGCCCATGCTTGAGTAGCGAAAGCCAAAGGTGCAGCGGCAACAACGGCCAGTTTTGCGCCGTATTTACGGCAAGTGTTCATCAATTTCATGATGTTTTTCCTTATAAAAGTGTTTGGCGGAAATAATGATGTTTTTTCCAGCGACCGCCGAACGCTGAAAATCAGTCTTTCAAAAATCCGAATACGACAAATTCATATTGATTGCCGATTTCTTCCAAACCTGCGTTAACAGCTTCTTCAAAATCAAAGAAATAATCTGCATTCGTGATTAATTTTGTATGTCCAATATCGCCCGTATCAGGGGAGAGATACAGAAAGTCCCCTGTTGATACGGACTGAACAACATAGACTTTCTGCATTCAATCAGCCTTTCTTAACGGGTTGAAAACCGATGACTTTCAGTTTTTGCGTTTTACCTGTAGTAACGATTTCTACGTTCAGGTTTGCTTCGATCGGGAATTGGGCGTTTCGGAACTGCTCGAAATTGGCAGAACCGCCGAAATCGTATTCAGTGGTAGAGCTGCCCAATGCGTTGCCTTGAGAGCTGTCTAAGGGCGTGGCTACAATCAGTCGGCAATAGTCGAAGTTCTTGCCTTCGATTTGTCCGTTGAATTTTTTAACGCCGACGATGTGGCCTTGAAGTTGAATGTTCATTTTTTGGTTTCCTTTTGTGATTAAACGTCTTTGTGGGCAGACGATTTAAGCCCATGAAATCGGTAGTCTTGAAAATTTGTCGTAGATGAAGTTGTTATAGCTTTCTTCATCATTGACTTGTTTTTGCTGCTCAAGCTGCTTTTCCAAACTTACGTAATATTCGTACATGTCGTAAGGGTCTTTATACGGTTTGAATGCTGGCTGATTATGAATGGCTTGTGCTTTCAAAAACGCGCAGTCATAGGCTTCGGGAGCTAAAGACTTGGGCAGCTTGTGATGATTCGGCTCAATCAGTTCAAACAGTTTGGCTTTGTCCAGTTCAGGGAAAATGAATTTCAGACCGTTTGCAGCGCGTCCGAACTGCTTTTTCACCCATTCAAGATAACGGTCGGCTGAAATGACCTTATCTTCCTTAACCGCGTGTATGCGCGTTGCCTTTTGGGCGAAGCGTTCGCAAATCGGATATGCACCGCCGAAATATTCGCCTGGATTCTGTAAAACTTCGAAAGGGATAACGATGTCTTTTGCTTTGAATTCAATTTCAAAGCGCGTCCATATACTTGTTTTATCGCCCAACTGCTTGCCTTTTTCATAGACGCGGACGTATTTGGACGATTCACGGGAGCCGATACCGTAGGTCTTGCCTTTTGTCATTTTGGATTCATCGTCTTCTTCCCAGTCAGATCCCAAACATTCGCCTTTGGGTTTGACGTGATGGCAGGTAAACAGACCTTTATTGCGGTCTTCACGGGCTTCGTTCGGGCTGTATTCGCCGTTGAAAAAGTCTTTGGCTACGTCAACGCGGGTAATTTTTGGGCGGATTGCATTGGTCAGGAATGCGAAAAGTCGGGATTCCCAGCCTTCTTTTGCTACGCCGCAACCGGTGCCGGTCAGTTCGAAAAGGATGGTATTTTGCTGGCCACCAAAATGGACGCGACCGTACAGGGCGTCTTCTGAACCCATCAACCAGCAACGCTCATAAAAACGACCGCCCGAGCCTTTGGACTCTTTGTAGATGCCGAAACCAAAAACTTCTTCAGAAAGCATGGATGCAGCACGAATGAAATCTTCATCTTCCAACAGGCTTACACGAACGCCATATTTATCAAAAAAAGTTTTTTCATGAAATGAAAAGCTGATTTGGTCAATAAAGGCGGAATCGGATACACCGCGACGAAGCGGAACACCTAACAGATTGCCTTTACCATCTAAGATATAAGTTTCGTAACATTCAAAGGCTTCTTGAAATGCACCGGCGTCTTCGATTTCTGTACCCCCCCTGTTAGATGAGGGGGGCGCCATCGGCGCGCATGAATCCGCCTTTGGCGTGTCGCTTGCGCTGCCACCGCCAAAGGCGGCTATGCGCGCTTTCTTAATTTCCTGATTCATCATTGTGGGAGTTCCTTACTCATAATTTCACGAACGGACAACCGGCCGTATTCATTGGCTTCGTTTTGGGTTTTATAAATGCGGTCGGGTGAAGAGATAGGAAAATTGACGGTTCGAAGACAAAGGAAATCTGTGTCATCTTCTTTGAAAATACGGACGATAAATGACTTCGGAAAAGTAGGCGGTTCGGGATTGACGGTGTAGAAAACTATGCACATGAGAAAAGCCCCTTTATTAAAGGGGCTTTACGATTGTTAAAAATGCCCCTTTCATGGGGTGCAATATATAAGGCGTGTTTGTCCGCAGCTCCTCTAATTCCGAAGACCTACCCAATTTCAGCGGCGCAGGGCTGTACACCACCGTGCCAAATGTTACCGATGAAAACGCGTTGGCCGAAGCAGTGAAGCAATCTTGGGCTTCTGTTTTCAATTACAGTGCATACGAAGCCCGCCGTATTGCCGGATTGCCTCACGATAGCGTGAAAATGAGTGTCTTTGTGCAACAAAGCATCAATGCAGATCTCTCCGGCGTGTTGGTTACCATCAATCCTTATGATATTGCTCAGAAAAATAGCGCCTACATTGCCGCCAAACGCGGGTTGGGTATTCGTGTCGTTGAAGGCAAACGGGTAGCCGAACAGGTGGTCTATAACCGTCGCAATGATTCTGTACAACGTCTCAGCTCCTCTAATGAAACCACAGCGTTGCAACTGGATAAAAATGGTGGAGTACGGGAGGTGCCTGTAACCAGTGGCAATGTGATGAATCAAGAACAAATCCGTCGCCTTGACCAAACCGGCCAACAAATCAAACAGCTATTTGCCAATGGCGAGCAGGATATCGAATGGGCGTTTGACAATGGTAAGCTTGTTATCCTCCAAGCACGACCGTATCTAAACGGTACACGTTAAAGTAAAAGGCCGTTTGAAATTATCGTTTCAGACGGCCTTTGCATCATAAGTTAGTTATACCCTATACTTCCAGATCTCCAAGGAACTATGATGTCAAAACAACTCACTTTTTATTTTATTCGCCATGGCCGTACCCAATGGAACGAACAAGAGCTTTTGCAGGGATCAGGCAATTCACCACTGACCGAACAAGGAATTACAGGAGCTCAGAAAACCGGGGCGGCGCTACAACAAGTAGAATTTACCGCTGCTTATTCCAGCATTTTACAACGTGCCATTGATACGGCTGGCCATATTATCGGTCAGCGTCCTATTCCTCTTTTTCAGCACTGTGGACTAAATGAGCAATCTTTTGGAAGTTGGGAAGGTATGCAGATCACTGACCTACGGAAGTTAACCGAATTTAAACAACTGACCAATGACCCGGCAGCTTATAAAGCATTAAGCAATGGTGGCGAAACCTTTGAACAATTAGCAGTACGTGCAATGGACGCCCTTTGCGATATCATTAAAGTACATCAATCGGGAGCCAATATTTTAGTGGTATCACATGGCCATACCTTGCGGCTTTTATTATCCTTACTAGGCGGAGCGACTTGGGAAAACCATCGTGATGAGGGTAAATCCGTGTCATTGTTAAATACTTCGATCAGTATTGTGAAATACGATAGTGAAAGCGGTTTTCATATTGAGCAACTTAACGATGTGGCTCATTTACAATGATCACAACTATTCATCAATAATAAAAAAGGTGGGCATTTTTACCCACCTTTTTTGCCATTAGCCGAATACTTTTTCCAAGTATGCTTGATAGTCTACTAAATATTGTTCTACTTGTGGATTTTTAATCACATCGTTACATACGAATGTTGGCAGACGGGTCAAACCGATGAACTCATTGAGTTTGTGGAAGTGCATGTATAAAGCATCCACACCTTTACCTTCGAAGAAGTCGCCTTCGCGAGTAAAGGCTTCAATCGGGGCATTCCAAGTAAGCGAGAGCATGTGTTTTTTACCTTGCAACAAACCACCTGTGCCGTAGCCTTCAGTCGGATTGACACGATGGCGACCATCACTATGGTAAAGCTTGCCGTGTCCGGCGGTTAATACTTCGTCTATGTATTTTTTCACTGTCCAAGGTTCGTGCATCCACCAGCCCGGCATCTGCCAAATCACGGCATCCATCCATAAGAATTTTTCGATTTCTGCTTCAACATCATAGCCGGCATCAATCACGGTTTCTTGTATATTGTGTCCAAGTACGGTCAAAACTTCTTTCGCTTTTTTATGAAGCGTGTGGTTTAACTCACCATGCGAATGTCCGAAATTTTTACCACCGTCTAGTAATAAAATATTCATCTTTTGCTCCTACAACAAATAATTCTGAAAAATGAGAGCTTCAATTATGCCTTTTTACTGCATCTTTTAAAAGTACATTGGCTTGCACGCTTTTACAGACCATAAAGGGAAATTTATCATACCTATCATTAGCATTCATTATCTTCCTTCAACCAAATAAGCCTTTTCAATCAGCTCTCTAACCCAGCGATACGCAGGATCTTTATGTGTCCGTTCGTGCCAAATCAATGTTTTGGTAAAACCTTGAATTTCAAGGGGGGGCTCAAAGCGTTTGAGATTGGGCAAGTTGCTAATTAAACGTTCAGTCAGGACTACCAATAAATCGCTTTGTTCTAGTAATTCAGGCAAAACAATAAAGTTTTGTACCGATAGACTGACATTTCTTTGTAGCCCCATCGCTTTCAGGGCTTGGTCAATAACACCGCTGAAGTTACCGCCATGATAGGAAATCAAGGCTTGTTCTAACTGGCAAAATTGCTCAAGGGTAAGTTCTGTTTGTTGGGCTATTGGGTGATCGTGGCGAACGGCACAAATATAGCGTTCATCATACAGATTTTTTGCATGAATATCCGGTGCTTGGAAGTCTAGTGTAACCACCGCAAAGTCAATTTACTGCTGTTCAAGCTGATTTTGTACGATGCTTTCGTTAATCGCCAGCACCACCACTTTAATTTTCGGCGCTTGGATTTTAGAAAGCATGCCTAACAACCGCGTGCGTGTATTAACCGAAGAAAGCCAAATCGGCAAACTCGCCAAAGGCTTGGCAGAAACTGTGCCAAATCCAATGGTAAACGGCCATCAAGCATGGTTGGACGGTTTAACAAAAGCAGCGAAAAAATAAAGCAGCCTGCACTTTGAAAAACAAGGTGCAGGCTGCTTAGGGTAATGTGTCGTTTATCAATCCAGTTTCACGATTTCTCCGTCTTCCGGAACGTTCACACGGCTTTCAATGCCTTGACCGCGTATAAATTTACGCATATCGGCGCGGCTGACGGCGGTATGATTCACGGTATCCATGTGTACGGTGATGATTTTGGCTTTAGGCATGACTTGGCTGGCTTTTAATACAT